GGGCAATGCGACTGGGCGATCAGTAAACAGACTGATGATGAGTGCAAAGGGATCTGGGATGGGCAATCCAGAGGGTGGAGCATTCATCCCTGTATGTCTTCCCCGTTCGCATAACATACACATAACAAACAAAGCAACAGACACGGACACACACACATGAGACCGACATCAGACACAAGAGCAAAGCGCGCAAGCGCTGCGCTAGCACAAGCCGAAGGCGCGTGAGCCATGCCACGAGGACGCACAACAGACAACGCTGAATACCGAAACAACAGGACAGCACTACTCAAAGGACAACCTTTGTGCCACTGGTGCCACACAAAGCCGGCTGACACCGCCGATCACCTCATTGAAGTAGATCGCGGTGGAGACAACTCGCTCTCAAACCTCGTGCCGGCATGCCGTGAATGCAACTCAAGAAGAGGCAACCAATACAAGAACGCAAGAGACCGACAACGCATCCACGACCGCGCCGAGGCAACACGCACACCGATCAATTCCGAAAAGATTTTTTATGATCAATCGTCCTTGCCCCCGAGCCCATCGTTCTATTTCTCCCCGAACGACGACGACCAGCCCGAACTGGCGCTGACCGGTCACGATCAGCCGAGACTGGCAACGATCAGCCCGGATCAGCAGGGATCGCATGTGTGGGGTGTGGTGGAGTGGGCACGCAAGTTCATGTCTGTGGATCTGATGGAGTGGCAGATCACAGCACTTGCCGACCAGCTGGGATTCTCGGATGATGCCGGCATTGAGCTTGTCACTCGAAGCTCTCTTGTGTCCTGCGCGCGACAGCAGGGTAAGAGCGTGGCCCTGCGCGCATTGGCTGGATGGTGGCTGACCGAGATGCCAAAGATCCGCGGTGAGAAACAGACCGTGCTGTTGATGGCACACCGTCTTGACAGCGCTGCAGGAATCTACGAAGAAATTGCCGACATCCTTGAGCAATACTTTGATGCCAAACTCACGCGCTCATATGGTCGTCTTGCTGCGAAGTTGCCGGATGGATCCAAGCTTCTTGTCCGATCAGCGAAGCCGAATGCAGCGCACGGCCTTTCAGTAGATCTGGCACTTGTGGACGAGGTCTGGGGAATTGATGAAGAAGTGATTGACGGTGGCATCACGCCGACTATGCGCGCACGACGCTTCCCTCTTCTCAGCATGTGGTCTACTGCCGGCACAGAAGAATCCAAGGTCATGATGCGATATCGCGAGATGGGTCTTCGGCTTATTGACACTCATGAGCCAACGAACTTCCACTTCCGCGAATGGAGCCCACCGCCAGATCTTGATCCAATGAGCCCGATCGCATGGTGCTACTCAAATCCTGCTCTTGGTAAAACGCTGGAGATGTCCACCATTGAATCCGAATCACAGCTCCCCGATCGCGCATCTTTCCTCAGAAGCAGCGTAAATCTCTGGATTGCCACCGACCGGTCGTGGATTCCGCAGGGCATCTGGAGTCAGCTCGCTATTGAAGGCCCTCTTCCAGCTGGCGGAGTGGTCGCGGTAGAAGTGGACTTCAACGACTCGCATTATTACGCCACCAGATCAGTGCTCATGCCGGACGGTCGAATCGGCGTGACAGTCGCGTTCACTTGCGACACACAAACAAAGCTCTGGGAACATGTGCGCGAGATCGCCAAAGATCATTCAGTCAAGTTTGCTTTCACACCGACCGTGGATCTGCAATGTCCACCAGCTCTTGAATCTCGTCGCGTCATCGTGGGCTATGCAGAGATCTTGAAATGGACTCCAGCAGTCCAAGGATTGATCCGCGAGAAGCAGATCGTCCACACTGGCGAGATGGCCTTAGCAGAGCATGTCGTTCGCGCGGTCAGTGTTCGCACACAGGGCTCCATCGCTGTCAGTTCGCAGCGTTCACCTGGACCGATTGAACTATGTCGGACGATGATCTTCTCAAGCGCAATTGTTGCCGGCAACCGTCATTCCCGTGGGAAGCCACAGCTTGTCGTCGTTGCCAACTAAGATACGCGCGGAGTCGTGTGTCACCCTTTCGTCGGAGAAGGTCCCCCCGATACACGACTCCACCAGAAAATTATGAAAGAGTAAAGACATGGGATTATTCAACCGCGTGAACAAGCCAGCAATCGCCACTGAATACGGCGCTATTGAGATCACTGCTGCAGTCGGTGGATCTAATGCTGGCGCGTCCCAAGTTGATAACTACATCTCGTATCAAAACGGGACCGGGCGTGAGCGGATGATGAGCTTGGCTGTCATTGCCCGTGCGCGCGATCTAATCTGCACCACGATCTCAGGACTGAAGCTGGAGATGTACCGCGAGATGTGGAACGGCGACGACATGGAAGAAGTTCCACTCGCTCCGCGTGCATGGCTTGCGCGCATGGACAAAAGTATTCCGAACTCCACGCTCCTCAGCTGGTTAGCCGATGACCTCATCTTTTGGGGTAGGGCCTACCTCTATGTGACGGAGAGGACTAGCGATCTTTATCCTTCGAGCTACACCAGACTTCCTGCAGCAATGGTGCAGACACTTGACCAAGGCGGTCCTGTGTATTTCGCGCCATCAAACAAAGTGCTGTTCAACGGCATGGAAATTGACTCGCGTGATCTGATCCAATTCATCAGCCCGATGCAAGGCATTCTCTTCACTGGTCGTCGTCCAGCTGAGACCGCGATCCGCATTGAAGAAGCGCGCATGCGAAACGCATCCTCAGCAATTCCTGCCGGCGTACTGAAGCAGACTGGTGGCGAACCATTGAGCGGTCAGGAACTCGCAGATCTTGCAGCGCAGTTTAATCTTGCGCGCTCGACGAATCAGACTGCAGCGCTCAATGAGTTCCTTAGCTATACCGAAACTAATGCGACACCGGACAAGATGCTTCTGATTGACTCCGCTGATTACAGTGCTCGCGACCTCGGCAGATTATTGGGAGTCCCTAGCTATTTACTCTCAGTCAGTATTGGCGCGTACTCTTACCAGTCAGCCCAGCAATCACGCATGGATCTCTGGCAGTACGCATGCAAACCAATCGCAGACTGCATCACTCAAACCTTGTCAAGCGACAACAATCTTCCGCGCGGAACGATGGTCAAGTTTGATGTTGATGATTTCTTGTCGGAGACCTACATGGGCGGAGATAGTGAAGAGGAATCCGAGATGCCAGATCAATCCACTATGGGCGCAAGCTGATCGGATAAAGTCACCACTATGTTGAAACTTCATGCAGGCCAGTTCACGATTGACGCAGCGCAAGGCGATCAGCCTCGACGCATGATCTCGGGAATTGCGGTCAGATATAACACTGAGGCAACGGTCAGCGATGGAACTCGCGTCATGTTCGCACCGGGCTCAATCCCAACAGATGGCCCAGCGCCGAAGCTCTTCATGTTCCACGACCCAACCAAGGTGATCGGCACAGTGGTGGAACTTGCAGAAGTGGACAATGTTTTGCTCTTTTCGGCAAAGGTCGCAGAGACCGTTCTCGGCTCGGAAGCATTAGTGCTTGCCAGCGCTGGAGCCCTTTCGGATGTGTCCGTTGGAGTGGAACCAGTCAAGTTCAAGTACGACAAAAACGGTGTCATGGTAATCACAGCAAGCAAGTTCATGGAGCTCTCGGTCGTGCCACATGGCGCATTCGATGCACCGATTCTTGATGTCGCTGCGAGTATCCACCAAGACGAAGAAGAAGTAAGCAATACTGAAGAAGTAATCCCAGAACAGGAGCAAGAAATGTCAGAAGCAACACCAGCCCCAGCAGTAGTTGAGGCAGCACCTATTACACAAACACTTTTCGCACAGCCTCGCAAAGAGTTCGCATTGCCATCAGCTGGCGAATGGATCGCAGCACAAATGCAAGGCGGAGCAGTTGCAGCAGAAATGAATGCAAAGATCAAAGCTGCAGCGCCCGATGTGGTTACGAGCGATCTCGATGGCATCATGCCTATGCCGATCCTCTCCCCGATCTACTCGGGACTTCGAGGGTTGCGCCCTGTCGTGGATGCAATCGGCGTGCGCGCGATGCCACAGTCTGGCAAAGTGTTCATCCGTCCGGTTATTACCACCAACACAAGCATCGGTGGACCACAGACCGAGAACAACACGATCACTGCAGGAACTTTCGTAGTAAACGATGTGCAGATCACTAAGGGAATCTACGGTGGTTATGTAGAACTTTCAGAAGCTTCAGTTGATTGGAGTTCGCCAGAAGTTCTCGGCGCGCTCCTCGAAGACATGCAAAAGATGTACGCAATTGCCACCGATAATGTGGCAGCAGATCTTCTGCGTTCGGAGACCACACAGACCACAGGCAATGTGGCTGTAACCGATCCTGCTGACTGGGTTGCAAAAGTTTATGCAGCATCAGTGACGATCTTGGCTCAAGGCAACTACATGCCAGATCACTTGTTCGTCTCACCAGATGTGTACGCACAGCTTGGAACCTTGTCAGACACATCGGATCGTCCATTGTTCCCACAAGTGGGCCCGATGAACGCATTCGGTTCAATGACACCGGGAACGCGCGACAGCGTTGTATTTGGCTTGCGTCTCGTAGTAGATACGAACTTTGCAGCTAAGACCTGCATCGTTGGAGCTGCAGCGACTGGTGCATTCGAGAACTGGGAACAGAACAAGGGAGCCGTGCAATTGCTACAGCCTGCAAGCCTCAGCACCCAGCTGGCCTACCGTGGTTACTTCGCATCAAAGATGCTGGACGCTACGAAGTTCTGCAAAATCGCACAGGCTTAGTCGAGAGCGGAGCATCCGCTCATGGCAACATATCAAGTCAAGCAAAAGTATCTAGTCGATAACTTCGCCGTCCTTGAGCTCCTCACCCCAGCGGAGCTTGAGGTCGGTTGGAGTATCACTGTCGCTGGCGTTGATGCAACATTCAACGGAACGAACATCACTGTCTATGCTTTGCCCCAATACTTGCTCACAGGTGTTGATGACCAAGGCGATCTGATTGTTGATCCGCTTGTCCCACTGGAGAACCAAGTCTGCTACCAGAAGACCGCTGATGATGTACCGCGTCAGCTTTCATCCGGCAGCGTTACATGGACTCCAGCGACATGCACTTGGATCACCCAGCAGAATGTCCTCGACTGGCTCGGCATCTCTGTCGCGTCAGCTGGTGACCAGACTTTCGTTACGACTTGCGCTGCAGCGTCAAATGCGTTCTGCTATCGCCGACGATATGAGGCAGGCTATGTGGATTCGCTGACCACAGTGCCATCGCAAGATGTCTATCTCGGCACGGTCATGTATGCCGGCATGCTTTACAAATCTCGCGGAACAGTGGATGTTTTCTCAAGCTTTCAAGACATGGGCCAAACACCAGTCGTGGGAATGAACGGTCAGATCAAACAACTTCTCGGCATTGATCGTCCAGCTGTGGCATGACAGTCTCCAACTACACCGACCTTTTCAACAATGCGATGAGCGCATTGGGAACGAAACTAGCAACCGCTACTGGTCTGCAGGTCGTAACTGATTCGCGCAATCTCAGGCCACCATGCGTCTTCATCAATGCGCCATCGTTCACGATGTGGAACTACAACATTGCCAAGATGACATTCCCTGTTCAGATCATCTCAATGGGTCCGGGCAACGCTGACGCGCTAGGCAACATCCTCAACATGGCAGCATCCGTTATGACCGCAAATGTCGGAGCAACATCAGGATCACCAACCAGCGTCGATGTCGGTGGCGTAGTCCTGCCAGCATATGAGATGATGATTGAAGTTCAGGCTCAAACCGCATGAGCTACCT